TTAACGAAGAAGCTGTAACAGTTGATTTAATAGTATCACCACTTAGAGTCCCTGCTGCTGCAGTAACTGTAATGGCTGCTGATCCATTGAAATCAACTCCATTGATAGCTCTTGCTGTCTTTAATGTTTCTGCTGTTGTAGCATCTCCAGAAGTACAAACAGTATTGTCTCCTGTATTCGATCCAGAAACTGATACTGCACCTCCACCTATAGTCAACACAGAATCATTACCTGCATCTGCAGTTAAAGTCAAAGTACCAGTGTTGACAGTAAGAGCAGTTGTTAATGTTGCATTTGTGACAGTCGCTGAATTACCAGTACAAGAACCTGAAGAACCACTAGCATCTCCAGTTACGTTCCCAGTTAATGCACCAGCAAAATTAGTGTCTGCTGTAATAATACCACCATCTATTGTACCTGCTCCTACATCTATACTTGTAAACCCTGATGTTATGGATCCAGCGTTTAAAGCTCCTACTGTCGTTAAATTTGAGCATGTTGTTATTGATGCTTGAGTTGCTTGAGTTGTTGCAGTATTAGGAGCTAGTCCTGCGATAGTTGCTACTGTTGCAGCTTGTCCAGAGCAACTTGTTGATGCTCCAGTCACACTTCCAGCGATAGCATTAGTTACTGCTAAGTCTGTAAACCATCCTTTTGTAATTTTTGATCCAGTTGCACCAACATCTCCAGTAGTGAGTATATTACCACTGCCCATATCTAAGTTGTCATTAGCTGTATTTGGAGACAAAGTAGTCGATGCTCTATCCCAAAAATCTTCGCTAGTGATTTGATCATCTACATATTTTTTATTAGCGACTTCATAATTAGCGTCTGGTGCTGCACTAGGAGTTACAGGAAATACATTGAATGTAAGTATCCCTGCTGAGTGTGTTAAGGTAGCATTTCCAGCATTAAAATTAATTACCGCTCCATCTCCTAAAAATAAATTTGAATATCCATGTGTAGCATCGCCTAAAGTTATATCATTATTAGTAGTAGGATTTAATTTTCCATCTGTTAAGACAAGTTGTTGAACGTCTCCGATCTCTATTCCTAAAGTTGTAGTAGCTTCAAGAGTAGTCGCATCAAGTATTTCTCCTCCTACTATAGATAATGTTCCATCTGTAAGTGTTCCGTCTATCGTAAGTCCATTAGCAGTTAAAGTATAATTACCTATATCTACACTATTAGCAACTGTCAATGAAGTTATAGCATCTACAGTTCCAGCATTAATATCTGCTGTTGTAGCAGTTAAATTTGCAAAAGTAGCAGCAGCTGTCATTGTTGCGCCACTAAAGTCTAAAGTACCTGTAAAATCTATATCTTGTGCAGTAGTAGATAAGTCTAGTTTTGTAGCAGCAATAGCAGCAGTAGCTTTAATATTGTTATTATCTATATTACCATTAAATTCTGTTAATAGATTAGCAGCAAGACCATTTAATGTAGTCTTGGTGATCTTCTCATTTTCTGAAGTGATTGTTGTTACTGAAATTATGCCCATTTTAGTTCACTTTCTTTAATAGTTCTTTCTCTAAAGATTTAACTTGTTTTCCGAATTCTTTAGTACCTATTTTAACTGGAACTATTTTAGTTGATACATGCGTTGGACTTTTCGCATTTGGGTAACACATTGTTATTCCTATTGTGTCTGCTTCTTTAAGTTTATCGCCTTCGTTATAAGCCTCAACGGAACATTCACATTTTAAACCTTTTGTTTTTATTGAGAAGTCTCTAATGAGTACCGCATTTTTAACTTTTACATGTCTCGGTATATCTTTGTGATTTGTATAACTTAGTTCTTTCATGCTCTTGGAATCCTTTCTTCTCCCCACAATTCGTATTCTACAAATGTAGCTGTATTATTGTAAGTAGAAAGCCTACCTTTAATACGACAAGTTTTTCCTCTACCTATTTGTCTAATAGTGAAGAGTTGTGTTGCTTTATCGGATGCACTCAGAGTAAATGGTAAGTTTATAGGGAGAACTGGTGCATCTCCTACAAGAGAAATAGTACCCAAAGAAATGAACCCTTCTCCATTTATATCTGCAAACATTTCTGCAGTAACATTTTCTCCTGCATCCCAAACTACATGTAAAGGTCCCCATATTTTATCTGTTGCTCTGTTGCTCATATCATGTGTTGGACCAGCAACATCCATAGTTATTGTTTTTCCATAATCTAAATTACCACTTACTTTGTAACATAGTGACAATGCTCTACCTTCTGAGAAAACTAAAGTTTCTATATTATCTCCAAATTCAAAGCTAGTGAAATCAGAAGGATACCATAACCCAGTAGGAATTACACTCCATCCACTAGCAGGATTACCTGTTAATCTAGATGCTTCAGTATCCCATATTAAAACAACATTAGGAGTTGTATTCGTTCCTGTTGGGATTGCTAAGTAATATTTTCCATTGACAAATGCTGAACAAGAAGTATTTATTGCATCTGTATTAATAGTATCTAGTGTAGATTGTATTGGAGCAGATATAACTGATGTTTGTAATTTATCAAATGTCGTTCTAGATAATAATCTAACAAAGTTATTATTGTCTAAAAATACTTGGTCATTACCAATATCTTGAACAGTTCTTCCAGCTTTACATCCTATTGTAGTATTTACTGGTTGCAGTGTCCAATCAGATAGTGGAGTCGCACCTGTCATATTTAATGCAAATACAGAGTCTTCTTTATAAACAATAAGTTCATTCAATTTAAAAGGTTCTAACCATGTAACTTTTCCAGCTGTACCTGATCGTACTTTGAATACATTAACTGATCTATCATAAGTTTGCGGATCAAATGTATTTGAGAACCATACATAATCTCTTTCACTTTCTGTTAGAGATCCAGCTAAGAACAATCTATTGTTTTGTGCCCAAGCACCTAAAGTTGTTTTAGGAGGATCTGTATTAGTATCACCTTCATCTGTAATAGACTCTGAAGAATCCATTGAGTGAACATTATCAGTTCCATTCAGTATAAACAATATATCTTTTGCTTGAACAAAGTTAGTTGTTTTATCTGCTGTAAAACCAGCATCAATAGTTGTCCACGTGTCATAGTCATCATCTAGTCTTTCTAGATCTTTGTCTCTAATGCGATAAATTCTATCTATAGTTGATCCTACTTTATAATGAGTTAATCCTTTAACAGAATCTTGTTCGTATTCATCAGCAGTTCTAGTCCCATCATAAATACTTAGAAGCTGTAATGTTCCTTCATAAGCAGCTGTTCCAGCTGCCTTATTACCAATATATAAGTCATTAGCAGAATCATCTGATTTTGCTCCAACACCAGCAGTATCTGTTGAATAAGAGGCAACAACTCCATCAATCATTATATCTAATGAGTCATCTGCATTACTATGAAATTCTAATTTAGTTAATGTATCTATAGGAACTGTGGTTGAAGTAACAACCAAAGCGTCTGTTGTTGCGTGTTGAACTTCGAAGGAAAGTTTTATAGTATCAGCAGTTTCGCTATGAGTCCAAGCTCTATATCCTGCTGTAGTAGTTCCTACTTTATCAAAGATAGCACCTACATTATTTTCTCCATCAGACTCTATATATACCCAAACAGTAATAGCAAAGTCTACCATATCAACAGCATCTATTGTAGTATCTGCATCTACAACGATAGAAGAAGTTGTTCCATTAAATACTGCTGCTTTTCCAAACTTTCCATCAGAATAAGTGATAGAAGTTTCAGTACCATCATTTGTTCCTATGTCATCATCTGCATCACTAGCAAAGAAAGACCATTGAGCTATAAGAGTATCAGGAGTTTCACCTATAGGTGTATGTCCTAAGCGCATTTCTGCTTTTCCTGCTTCTTTTATATTAGCATTTCTTACAAGTGAACCAAAAGGAGTCTTTACTAAGGCTGGTTCAGAAGTTGAATCTTCTCCACCGTTAAAAGACTGTACTCTAATTTTTTTCTTCTCGCGTACTATTGGCATCATGGTAACCAATTATAAGGTGTTATTATTGGGAACGTATGTTTATTTTCTACTGGTTTGAATTGTTCTATTCTAGTATTTGATTTTCTAGATTGTTGTAATTCTTTAACCATAGTAATAAACTTTTGTTCAGCTATATTTCCTTCTTGTTCTAAACCATCTTCTTTAAGAGCATCAGCAAAAGCTCCTTGTATTAATTCTATACAACAATCAAATATAGGAATGTCTTGACTATCGTCTAATCTCCTGAATTGTTTTTGGTATGTAATCTCCCATGTAGGTTGTGTTCCACTTGCTTTAGGGGTAGGTGATACTTTGAACCATTGATAAGCATGAGCATATTCAGCAGGAGATATTTCTGCGTATGTCGTCGAGGAAGTTGTTCCATCAATAGTAATTTTTCCTACGACATCTTTTCTTGTTCCATCATCAGTTGCTATACTTACTCGTACTCTTTGATCAGCGTCAAAAGTATTAGTAGAGGTTGCTGCAGATGTTCCTGTTAAAGTAACATTTTCTCCAATTTCTACCCCACCAACAAAGCCTTCAATTCTTACTACATTAGGAGTTATATCTAATGCACTTGTAGAAACAATATCGATAGTTTCTCCAGTTGATCCAATAGAATTTTTTACTGTATATGTTCCTGTTAGTCTATAACGAGTTGGATTATCAGAGATGATATTTCCAACCTTATCTAGATCTACTGCATGTTCTCTGTTATGATTTTCAATAGTGTCTTCTTCGACTACTCTTGCATTAGTTTTATCAAAAATAGTAATTACTTTACCAACATCACGATCAAATACATATTCAGCAGTGCTAGCTGTTAGAGTTAGATCATAACTATCTATCGATTCTCTCCAAGGAAAAGATCTATATATTCTAGTATATATAGTATTTATCCAATCTTTAACCTTTGGCGTTAAGTCATTGGCGTTTGATATACCAGTATCTGTATTCTGTATCTTTGCTTGGACTTGTCTTTGTAATTCTGTGAATGGTAACAGCATTTTTTCTCCTTAATAAAATATTTTCTGCGCTATAATATGTACGTCGTAAACATATCCAAATCTTTGGTAGTAATTTCTTCTCTTCATAATAATATTAAAACCAATCTTTTCTAATTCTCTGCATAAAGCTCTTTCACTCCACATAATATAATTCTCACCTTTTTTCCAATGAGGAAAACTTTCACCTGTTTTGTTATACAAGAAATCTATATCAGGCGTTGTAATGAGCAATACTCCATCATCTTGCAATATATCATAAGCTCTTTGCAGTGCTCCGATAGGATTTCTGAATTGTTGTAGTACGAACCCCATCCAAACAAGATCATAAGTCTTCTGGTAGAGTTTCTCTGTGGTTTCATAGTCATCTTTAAAAATCCTATCTGTCTCTACAGTATCAACATTATTTTCTATTCCAAAAGTGATCCAACCTCTTTCTTTAAGATAATCCATATTGTTAGGTACTGCAAACCCAACATCAAGCATTTTCCTACCATAAGTTAATTCTTCAATTAATGGAGAATATTGTCTAGCTGCATGATGTCCAACGAGATCAAATTCCTTTAGTTTATAATGAGCGTCAATATACTTCTGATCCTTTAGTTTCTTCTTTGGTGGTTCTTTCTGAAATGCTATACCGCATGAGCAGAAAAACCATAGAGCTGCATCTTTAGGATCTTTTGATTCACTTACGCTTTTAGCATAAGCTGTAGGTCTTCCACAAAGTGGACACTTAGTTGGATATACTACCTGACCTAATTCCATCTATTACCTCCGTTATT